CCAACCAGTTGATCTACTGGGTTAAGAGTACCCACTGCAGAACTGAAAGAAACTCCAGTTAAACCCATTACATCTGCTGGATCTATTGCGCCAACAGAACTAGTGAACTGGATTCCAGTTACAGGTACAGCTACTGATCCTGTTCCAACTAATATACCTAAATTAGATTCTAATTCTAAACCAGATAATGTGACATCTTCATTTGGTACAATTACACTTCCAATATTAAAGCTTGCAGCAATACCTGTTAGTTCAACAACTGTAATTGTATCAACAGTAATAGTTCCTTGATCTGAAGTAATTTCAAAACCAGTAATGGCTACATCTTCATTTGGTACTACCACTGTACCTTGAGCTGATGTAATTTGTTGACCTGTTAAACCTAGTACTTGGTCTGCTGGATCTAGTACACCAACTGCACTTGCAATTTCTTGTCCTGTAATAGTTGGAGTAACAGCAATTTCTGTTGTAATGGTTCCTTGTGCAGAAGTAATTTCTTCTCCTGTCAAAGAAGTTGTTACATCAATAACATTAGTAATTGAACCTATAGAGAAAGTTGCAGCAATACCTAATGGTTCTACTAAACCAGAAATTTCAAATGTAACTGCAGGATTGAGTGTTGAATTAATTTGTAAACCAGTAAGAGTTACTGTTTCATCTGCAAGATTTCCCCATTCACCAGCACCCCAGGTTTTGGCACCCCAACCTGTTGCGAGTAAATCATCCTCACCCCAGTAAGCTTGGCCCCAGGTAAATCGTCCCCATCCCGACATGGGTTACTCCTAAGCTAATCTTATGATTGCGTTACTTGCGTCTGCTGTTGGAAATTGAATTGTGAAAGTTCCGTTAGTTGCAGTTTTGTCTGAACCAAAAGCGATTGCACAAACAGCAGGGTCTCCTGCTACAGTATCATTATAAATTAAACAACCGTTTGCAGTAAAAGAAGCTGATGTCCAAGAGATGTCATCAAAATCACAAAACGCAGTTGTTCCAGAAGTTGTTGGTGTAACACTTGTTAATGCTTGACCACCTGCAACGTAAGCAGAGCCAGCGTCATTTGTAATTTCATTTGTAGCACTATATGCAGTTGTTGCTGCACCTAAAGTTGCAGAGCTTGTATACAATGCAAGTTTAAAAGTATCACCTGTAGTTGCTGTAAAGTCATGAGTACCAACTAAAATTTGTTGTTTGAAACTTGTACAAATTGCCGATGTTATTGCCATAATTTTTATCTCCTATTACGGTGACGGTGAAGGAATTGGAATACGAACAGTACCATCTGTGTAGTCGTCCCTTTTACGTCTACCAAGTTGCTCTGCAGCAAACTTTTGTACTTCCTGTGTATACTTATTTTCGTATAATGTCAACATATCCATTGGACCTTTTAAATATCCATATGCTTCCACTAAACATGCATATAGTAAGCCATTTGGAAAATATTGGCTTATATAAGTCGTTGCATTTGAGCTAGATAATCCATCAGGAATAGCCTCATAGTGAATTTTAAATACATAAGTATTATCAGGTGCAGGAGCCAAGAACAATCTTCCTGAAGTGGTGTCTGTTACCCCAGTTGCTCCACCAAACATAGCATAGTATTTTGGCATACCAGTTGATGTTTCTGCTGGTGAATATTCTTGTAAATAAGATTCATCTTTTTTTTCTAACCAAGAATTAGTTCCTGTAGATACAGAAGTTGAATTATAAACTTGTACACCTTTTACAAATAAAGTTTTAGCTGGAACGTTTATAGTTGTTTGACCAGTAACTAAATTACCAATTGATTGTTTTTTGTATGCATCAATAGGTACATCTCTTAAAATTCTTAATTCTGAATTTTCAATAATTTGATCTGTTATTGTAGAAGTTAAAACATTACTATCTACTTCAGTGTAATCTTGAATTGCTGTTGTTAAAGTTGTATATGTAAATCCTGCCATTATGGTGTTAATGTTACTGGACCAGCGGTCGCAAACATTCCTCCTGAATTTTCCGTTACAGTTGCGTTGCTTCCACAATTAAAACTATAACTATTTGTATTAATAACTGTTATAACAAATCCTGAAGCATTTTCAAACACTGTATATGCTAATCCTCCTGGACTTCCATCAACATTTCTAAAACAAACTGTACTACCATTACTTCTACCATGACTAGGTTCTGTAACAATTACTGTTGCGGATCCTGAAGTTAAACTAAATGGATCACTAGGTAATAAATTTTCTGTAGCAGGTTCAGTTCTTGCAGGTCTAGCATTCATTAGTCCTTGTGGATCTCCTGTAAATCTAGTCGGTTCTAACTGCGGCTGTTTAGGTTCAAATTCAGATACATGTACAAAAGAACCATTCCATTCTTTAACCATCTCTTGATAAGGAAATGCCATACCTGATCTGTCTGATATTGCTTGTGCGTATTTTCCTCTAGATAGTTTTGCCATATTAAATATTTGGGTAATAAGTTTTTGGTGTTATAAAAGAACTTGAAGAAGAACCATCTTCTTGTAAAGCTCTTTGTAATTCATCTTCATATAATAATTTCATCTGTTGAGTTATTTGTGGATTAAATTTTTGTGATAAATAAAATGCTAATCCAGAAGCCATACAAGGTACAAATCTGTAAGGTACATCAGTTGCATTAGTATAGTCTCCAACATCTTGAATTCTTTTTACGTAATAATAATTAAGATAGTTTCCGGCTTCAGATGTGCCTGGTGTTAAATATAAAGTAATAGTTACTTTATCTATAAATCTTTGTACAAAATATTGAGTTGGTTGACCTGTATCAGACTTATTAGAAAGTGCTTGATAAGTGGATCTATTAATTTTTGTAAGTGGAGTGTCTACGCTAGATGAATTTCTATAAGATGCTTCTAATACATCATCTACACCATATACTGCTGTTGCATCTGAAGTACCATCAGAAGTTGATCTGTACATTGTATATACAGCTTGACCATTAACTAATGTAATTGAATTATTTGCAACTTCCCAATAATGAAGTCCTCTGTTTCCCCATTCTTGAAACATGATATTTAAAGAACGTCTGGCTAATCTTAATTGATTACCAGAAACTCCTTGCATACCAATTCGTTCGTAAGCTTCTTCTATAATTTCATCTATAGAAAAAGTTTTATCGAATGTAGTTGTACCCGAAGTAGTATTAGCCATTTAGCCTCCTACTTGTCTATTAATACAGTTAAATTCGCTAGTGTTAAAGTTGAACTTTTCATTCCACCTGGAAACAAGATTCCATCTTCAGGCATGTTAAATGAAAAAACATCTCCTGCTGGAACACCTGCAGAAAATAAAGTTGTACTATCAGTGTTATCTTGTAATACAACTGAACCTGCTGTTGTAGCATCAGTTGATTCAATAATAATACCTCTTAATCTTGTTCTTCCAGCAAAAATAACTCCAGTACTTCCAACAGTTTGTCTTATTGCTTTTACATCTGATTTCATATTTTAATCTCCGTTAAATTTATGTGGGCCCGAAGGCCCACAACAAATTATTTATTAGTTACTCTCTGCGCCAGAATCTACAATAGCGTATGTAAATACACCTGTAACAGTTCCAGTTCCTGCAGTTGCTCCAGCTGAAGCTGTAACTTCAGTAATAGATGTGATTCCACCTGCTACTGCTAAAGCACCATCTGCTCCTTTAAGAGTTCCTTTAGTTACTGTTGCGATTTCATTAAAGAAACCATCTGGGTCAGCTGAAGATCCAACATCACAAGTAGAGCCAGCACCTGTTGATACTCCTACTACTAAAAATGAAATTGGGATAGCTCCCACTGGTAATTTAAAAGTATTACCTGTTGTTGCTGATGTACCAATTCTAACTGCTACGTTTGAACCTGCAGCGTTAAAAGAAATTACTTCAGACATTGTTACAACACTTGGTGTTGCGTTTCCTTTTCCAGCACCGCCGTTTGATCTTACGATACCTTGGAATGTAGTTGTTGCCATAGTTTTATCCTCCTAATTATATTGATATAGTTGTTAGGCCAATCGACTATACTCGTCTATATCAATTTATGTATAGTGATTAATTTATATATGAAATTATAGAAAAGTGCAAGAAATCCCTACAGGAAA